GGTTGCGTAATTGTTTACAAAATTATTATGGTTAATTGCTTCCAATAAATACGGAGAAACGTTGTAAAGCGTTTGCGTGTTGTTACTCGCTGGGATTAACTTTTGTAGCGTGTACGTTGGCGAAGTTGGCGGGGTTGTTCCGTTCGGATAAATGTAAAGTTCGACTTTACTTCCTGATTGCCCTACTTCGTTAACCTCAATTATAAATGGGGAACGTGCGTAAATGTTAGTAGCCATAGTTCTTAAAATTTTCTTTCATTATTGTATCGAAGGTTTCTTGCGCTTCTAATCCGTAAGCGTCTATTAATTCGTTTGGTAAATTCTTAAATGCTTGCTTAAAAGGTTTGGTAAAAAACATCGAAGGCTTAATTCCTTTTTTCCAAATTGAGCGCGTTATAATCATTGCCGTAGCGTTAGAACTTATGAACCTTCCTTTTTTATCGCGGAATTGAATTCGTCTTTGTTTAACCCATTTTTTAATGCCTTGAGTTAAACCTCCTTTTTTACCCGTTCCTGAACCAAACTTAAACCCGCTTAAACTTCTTCCGCTTCGTACACCTCGAACCCCTTGGTCTTGATAAAACCCATATTCTTCCATTTCAAAGAAGAAACGAATTGAATTCGGCATTACCTTTATTTCTGCGTTTAACGATTGTTTAAGTTTACCCGAAGCGTTTTTACTGCGTAGGTTACTTTTCGCCTTTGATATTACATAGTCGCGAAATTCCTCGAGTGCTTTAAGTTGTAGTTCTTTATCCATTAACAACGTGTCATATCATTAGGGAAGTCAACGTCGAAGGTCATTGCCCAACCCGCTAAATAATTCTCAAAGCGTTCAACAAAAGGTTCGCAAGTAGGCGCACCATTTAATTGGTATAGGTTGTCCCAAATGTTTCCGTGTTTCAACATCTCAAACGCTCGGTTCAAAATTGCTAACTGCGTATTAAGTACGTCTATTTCGTTGTCCGAAGTTTCAAACTTTGTTGTTGGTTCTTCTTTACGTTGGCTTACGTTATCCATAGCCATTAAAGTAACGTTCGCAGTCATTACGTTGTCGTTAAACGTAACTTGGTTTACCATTATATGCACTAACGGAAATAAATTTTGTTTACCTAAATCCACGTTGAAAATTGAACCTTGCGTAATAGTATTTACTAACGGGTCGGCCGTAAAGTGGGTGTTAAGTTCGTTTAGTAAGGAGTAGTATCCGTTCATTTGTTATTCTTTTTTATTTCCATTAATTCGATTTCGTTTTTTTCTGCTTCGAATGTAAGATAGGTAAGACATTTATATAATCCGTATTTAGTAACTTCGTCGTATCTTGTAACATCGCCTTTAGCGAGTCCATAGATTGAACTATACCAACCCCACTTTTTTCCGAATTGAGTTCTTGCGCTAAAGTCGCTTGTTCGGTCTCGTTCATCTTCGTCAACTCCTTCTCTAAATAGTTTAGGGTAGCGCTTAATAACTCGCTTCCTAAAGTCCAAAAAAAAACCGAAGCCGAAATCGCTACGTCCATAGGCGCGAACTTCATTAACTCGCCATATTCCCCTGCGCCCGTGTATTCGATTATCTCGTATTTTTCTCCGTCTTTGATTTTAATTGGTCGGTACATTACCGCCATAGCTTTGTGGAAATCGTCCCACTTCGACAAGTAGTTATCTAAGTCCACGTACTCCCCGAAACTTATGTTCTCAAGGTCGGTAATAAATCCAAACTCAAGGTCTTTAATCTTAAAGGTAGGCTTAAACTTTGGTTTTTCTGCGAATATATTTTTGAAGTGAATAATTAAGTCGTTAACGCTTGTTAGTTTCATTTTAACAACGTCCTTTAGTTCTATACCGCAAAATATCTCAATCATTTTTTGAGCGATAAATTCTTCGTCGTTTGACGATTGCTGCAACTTCAGGAACTTTTGATAGTTCACTAAAGGGATTTCACTAATTGAACTTGGGACGGTTATTTCTAACTTCATATAGTTATAATTATTTATTCGTGTTTTTGTAATTCACTACGTATTCGTGCGCCTTAATAAGCATATCAAAGTGAACTGTAAATCGTGCCATATTATTAAACACTATTCGAACGCGTTTGCCTGTTCGTTCCTGAATGTAAGATTCTACTCGAGAAATCATTACTTGTAAATCGTTAGTTTTATCGTATTGCATAGCTTCCGTATGTTGCGCCTATTCCAAGTGTTTCCATTTCGTGGTATCTTAAAGCGTCTATTGCGTGGTTATTAAAGTCGATAGGTTTGTTTAATCTTCTTCCCGTCTTGTCGGTGTCCCAAATGTACGAACGAAGTTCTTTGATTAGGTCAACGCTTTGGTTCGTTACTAAATAATCTTGTCGTTGCATTACGTCTATTCCGTAGTTAATTGAATCCTTGCCCTTGGTTACTCCTTTAATGGTTATTCCTAAACGTCTTATCTCTTCGATTGATTTCGGCTCGGAAGAATCCGCGTATACTATTACGTTTTTTGGTAGGCGCTTCGCTATATCGCTATTTACTAATCCGTTTTGGTAAACAATTTCGTTTACTATTCGTTGGTTATTGTATGCATAAACTTCGACTATTGCCGTAGGGTCGTTCGTATAACCGAAGTCAAGTCCTATCCCTAACAACCGCGCTTCTTTTGGTATGGTGTCTATTGTTTTCCAATTACTGAAAACAACTCCTTCGAGCATTCCTAATTGGCCTTCGCCGTAAACCTTCCACCAATTCGCCCAATAAGAACTCGTCTTTGCTTTGTCTCGGTTCTTTTCGATTTGCTCAACGATTGATTGGTCTAACGCTTCGTTATCTTTGTAGGTAAGAATTAAAAAGTCCGAATCGGGTTCGTTTTTAAGTTCGGTGTGTACCCAAAATTCGTTTGCAGGGTTAAAATCTAAATAAACTTCCTTCCGTGTTCGTATAGCAAGTTCGTTGTAAGCGTCAAAGGTTACATTATTACATTCGTTTATATAAAGTATATCGCGCCTTGCTCCACGGAGTTTGCTCGAATCATCCGCAGAAAAGAATTCGATTACCGAACCATTTGCGAACTCATAACGAAGTAACGACTTGTTAAACCTATCCTCGAAGAATCTTCCCGTCCATTTCATTATCTTTAAGAAGTCCTTTAACGCACCACGTCTTAAATGCGGTATTGTTTCAGCAACTACGCTTATTTCGATTCCGTGTATTGATAGCGCCTTATTAATTAGCACCGCCAAAATTGAATAAGTTTTAGAAGCCGAAGTTCCGCCTTGAATAATTTTAACGCGGTTTTTAAGTCCGAGTACCTTATTCGTTGCTGTTGTCCTCTTGAACATCGGGAAATAAAGGAATTTCGATATTTGTTTGTTCGATTTGCTGAACGGGCGCACCATAACCGCTGTCCATTAATGCTTTGTACGCGTTTACATCGCCCTCACGCGCTTTTTTAATTAGCGCCAAGGTCATTAAGTCCTCTTGGCTCATTGTTTCATTCTCGCCTGTAATTGGATTCTTTAATGATTGATTAACTTCTAACCAACGGCGTGCGATTGTACTTCGGTTCTTACTTCCTTTTGGTCTGCCTGCGGGGTTTCCACTTTCTCCTTTACCCCAAGCAGGCATTAAATTATCTTCTTTGTTCATATCGGTGTAATTTCGGTGTTACTTATCTTTATCGTTTTCTGCTTTAATCATTTGTTCCGTAGCTAAAATATAAGCACGTCTTTTTGATTTTTGATTTTTATTGTAAGTAAAACATTTACCACCTTCAGCAAACTTAAAACCATCTTTACCATTAAATTGGCAATGTATAATCTTCTCCATTTTTCTTTAGATTTAAAGTTGGGTCTAATTTAATCATTCGTTCTAAAATAACTTGACAATATCTTGGGTCATATTCAATAATTCTTGCTTTTCTTTTTAATTGTTCACAAGCAATCATTGCAGTTCCACTGCCACCAAAGGCATCGATTACAATATCCCCAATTTTTGATGAGTTTTCTATTTGATAAGCAAATAATCCTATTGGCTTCATTGTTGGGTGTTCTGCATTTCTGCTTGGTCTATCAAACTCAATAATGGTTGTTTGCTTTCTATCTGAATACCATTTATGACTATCTCCTTTTAACCAACCATATAAGCAAGGTTCGTGTTTCCATTGGTAATCTTGTCTTCCCATAACCATTGAATTTTTAACCCAAATAAGTTGCTGCTTTAATAACCATCCTGCATCTACCATAGCTTTGGCAAAATTGATTATTTCACTTGAAGCGTGCCATACATAAATAGCACCACCTTTTCTTACTGCCGTTGTTAATGCAGTGTAAAAATCATAAAGAAACTTATAAAAATCATCATTACCCATTGAGTCATTTTCAATTTTTAAAGCGTCTTTTGTTTTTCCTTCATAAGCTACATTATACGGTGGGTCAGTTACAACCATATCAGCTAACTCTCCCTGCATTAGTTTTTCAAAAGTATCCGTTTGAGTGCTATCCCCACAAAGTAAACGATGCTCTCCTATTTCGAATAGGTCTCCTAATACTATGTCCGTGTTTATCTCGCTTGGCACTTCGTAATTGTCTTCTTCTGCTTCAAGTTCTGTAACGCTTAAATCAACTGGTAAATCCAAACCCCAATCCGTTAATTTATCCGTGTCCCATTCATTAGCTAGTATATCCCAGTCCCATTCTCCGAAACCTACGTTATCCTTAACTATGAATTCGTCTTTTTGTTGCTCTGTAAGGTCGTTTGCCCGTACGATAAACACTTCCTTTAACCCAACTTCTTTA